ACTTTGGTGGGAAGTAGAGGTCAAAATAGGTAGGCCATGGACAACCATGGAAGACTTTCAATTTCCAACTGTATCCTTCCTCTCTCGTAAAAAGAAGTGGGAGGATACAGATTTTTGGTATTGTATAATATGTTCTGAGACCCGTGCAGCTCTTATGTGCTTCTCGTCCATCATCTTTCAAGAAGAATACAGGGAGGAAAAGTACATCAATAAGGGTGGCAGAAGAGGCAAGGACACCTTCTACAGGGTTCCCAAAAAATATTGTATATTCGTGGAGCCAAAAGATTTTATATAGATGGATAATATTAACCCAGATCATTATAAGAAAGGAGATATTGAATGCATTGAGGCTATCAAGGCGTCCATGTCTCGAGAGGAATTTTTAGGCTACCTAAAGGGTAATGCCATAAAGTATTTATGGAGATATAGAAACAAGAAGAATGCAGTAGAGGATCTACAGAAATGCATTTGGTATACAGAAAGATTAAAGGATGAAAATATATTGGACGTACAGCCCAAAAAATCTAAGGGCTTCGATGGTTTCGACTCATGAGAGAGCGAAGTATCGTAGAAGTGATTATGATGTGCATATAGGTGGATTGGATCGGACTCCGATTTTTACCCATTGCATAACTTCAGATGGAAGATTATTCACTTTAGACTACTGTCCAGGAAACGAGATACACTTAGCCATAATCGGTGGCGTTAACTCCGATTACAGGTTTGCCAATACAGCAACAACCGATCAATTATTAACACTAAGTAATATTGTAAGGTTCTACCTTTCCATGGGGGAGAAAGTGGAAGCCGCAGATTTAATGCATTTTGATTTTAGAACATGGATAAAAGGAATCACGCAAAAATAGACCAAGAGGTTAAGGAGCTACAGAAGCTCATCTCTTGGCATGAGTATTATTCTGCCATCGATAATGTATTCGAGGCGAATAAATGTCAAAAAGAAATAGAACTTAAAAAGAGAGATATCAATGAGCTACGCAAAGCTTACGGCATTCCTAAAGGAAAATAAGATAAGAGAAGCTGAGGCTCTGGAAAGAATACAGGTACAGCTTAAGGATCCAGCAAAGGATTTCTATGTAACCATTGTATCTATGACAGAGCAGATCAATGCTCTTATACGCTCTAAGGAATTGGATCTGGATGACCCATATCAGAAAAGCCTACTCAGATTATTAGAATCTGGGGATAAGGTAAGTAAGACCATACGGAATGCACAGCTAGATGCATATCCTGATATTGAAGATGATACTTCTAGTATCGGAGATATAATTAAATGACAAAGAAATCTAAATTTGAATACGAAAAATGGGCAGCGAAATATGCACTAAGTTCCAATGCCACCAAGAAGGAAAAGATCCTGTGGTACGAGAAAGAGAGAGACTACTGGATAAATGGTCGTTTTGGATTGGTTGGGCCACACTACTTTGCACTAACCCAAGGAACGGTAAAGACTGCGTCTGGTAAAAGAATACGTCCTTTCTGGAGAGATGCAGACGAGGATCTCTATGGATCTTACATAAAAGCCAGAGACATGGGATGGGATCTCATGGTTCTTAAAAGGCGTGAGTTAGGTCTTACCCTAACCTTTGGAGGTATCATACCCTTATGGATATCACTAACTAATCCTGGATCAACAACTCTATTGACTTCTGCCGATAAAACAAGGCTGGAAGAGATGTACAAGGAAAAGATGCGTGTTGCATTTGATGGACTTGACAAGGATTTCAGGCCTGGTGTAGTGTCTACTAGACAGTGGGGATATCTTCATATGGGTAGATCTGTAGGAGATGGAACAATTGAGGGATTGGATTCCAAGATTGTAGCCCGTGAGACAGTAGATAACCCACAGGCATTTGAGGCATATCGTGCCATGCACGTATTTATTGATGAGTTCTTCTTGCATCCACATGCTGATAAAGTTTTACGTTCAGCTCAGGCATCTGTAAAGAGTGGTTTTACCAAGCTAGCTCCTATTGTATTAGGAGGAAGTGCCGGTGAGAGTTCCGTTGCTGGTCAGAAGAAAGGTTCTGCATTATGGAGAGATGCTGAGATATTAAAGCTCATTACTGTATTTGTACCGGGCTGGAAAGGTATTTCATCAGCTCCTAAACTGGACGATAAAGGCAATGAGATACCGGGTGAGTTCTTAAACTTCTGTCCTAATGGTCACAGCGATGAGAAAGCGGCTACAGAATGGATACTTAGAACCAGAGAGAAGCTAGATCAAGCAGACGATAAGAGTGCCTTAGAAGTATTTATCAAGCAGTATCCTCTAGATATTCAAGAGGTATTCTCTGCCAATGCTAAGGGTAACCTGCCTAAGCATGTACTGGAAAAGATACAGGCACAGGAAAGAATTATACTAGGTAGCCAGCCTCCTGTACAAAAGGTAGATCTATATTTATCCCCAGAAGGCGATATAAAAAAGAGAAGAAATACTAAAAGCAATGTTATGATTCTGGAGGATCCAGAACCTGGTCATACCTACATAGCAGGTATTGACCCCATCCCATTTGTAAGCAAAAATATGGGAGATGGATCCAGACAAGCTCTGGTTATTAAGGATATTGACTTGAATAGATATGTAGCATTGTATGCTGAACGGGACTCAGATCCAGAATACATTGTAGAAAAGATGATAATGCTACAAAGGTATTATAATGATGCCAAAGCAATGCTAGAGGTAAATAGAGGAGGTGTAGTTCTAGAGAAGTATAAAAACATGGGATACATGAATCTACTAGCCAAGAAGCCTATGGTATTATTTAAGGGTAATATGAAAAAGGATGGCTCTTATGGATACTATAAGAACGATCACACCACAGAAAGAGGTAATTACTACATAGTAGATTACCTGAGCCACTATGCAGAGGAAATATACTTTTTGGACATCATAGATGAGGCTAAAAATTACTTAGTAGACAATACTGACTACATAGATGCTATGATTGCCTGTGAGATTCTACACAGAAATATTATTGAGAGGCATAAAATAAATGAGAACTTTGTAAGACCCACTACCAAGAAGATACCAATTTTAAAGCTGGTCAATGGTAGGTACGTTAAGGTGTGGCAGGACGTTAAAATTTAATGCGGCTATCTGCTTTATGGTATCTAATGATGCCTACAGCAGCATCTATTATCTTTTCAGATATCTTTCCCTCATCAAACTCAGCTGGCATCTTATATATATGCTTATTAATCTTGATATATATATTATCCTCCTTGTAGTATATATACACCCGGCTACTGAATGATGGTATAAAACACTCATTATTGGTATATCTCCTAGTCGGGGTTAAAAGGATACCAAAGTTTAATATCTCCCATCTTAGATTCATCAGTATCCTTTTGATATTTACACGATCGTCAATCATATATAGCGTAGGTCATTTCTATAGATATTATATTACCCTCTGTCGTGGTAAATGGGTGAAACCAAACACCATCTATACTTTGCCATCCCTCACAAACAATGGGTATCACCTGATCTCTATAGGTGAATAAATTTTCTTTCTTAATCTTAGTCACTGTCTCATACACAGGAGGAGACATATTGAAATACTTTATTTTCTCCCCTCTCTTATAGTGAGCCGAACATATCACCAGTAGTCTCTTCAACATAATCTACCAAGGGTTTAAAAAAGCCGGACTCAGAATATCTACCTGTAGGTGGGTCAAATCTATACTCAACCATACCTAACTTACCTCTGAAGTGATACTTCACTTTCTGAATGTGAACCTCTACTGGATCATTCTCTCCATCTACATAATTACGATGTACAGCTATGCCCACATCAGGTACATTAAAAAAGTGATGAGACCCACTAATATCGTAGAGTCTAGGCACAGAATATGATCCGCTATTCTTTTCCATCTTTCTTGGGTGAGCAACTAAGGTGACGTTCACATTGTTCTTAACTGCAAATCTCTTCAGCTCCCTAAGTAAGTTACCTATGCTCTCATTACTGCTCTCGTCTTTGCTTCTCTTAGACTCAATGTAATTGAATGGATCTAGGCATAAGCAATCTATACCATATCTTCTTACCATATTCTTAGCTAGGGATAGAATAGATTCTATTGAGTAATCCTCCATCTCTTCTGTATTGTAAAAGTAAAAGTGATTATTAATCTGCTCTATAGCAAAGTTTAGTTCTGCCTTTGTCATGAGACCCATTGCCTTTCCCAATATCTGTTCAGATAGTCTTGTTATCTTCAGTGGTGCAATGTTCTCAGGAGAAAATATTCCAAACTTCCACTTCTTAATAAATGATAGACGAGCATACATATAGTCTAGCCACGTACTCTTACCTGATCCGGGTATACCTGTGACTACAACCAACTCACCTCTAGCCCAAGACAAGTGCTTATCCGTTAGATTCATTTCTACCTTTTCACCTGTTGGGTATCCATCGGAATGATACGATAGAACGGTATCCTTATACTCAGAAGTTGTAGATATCTCAGCCATTGGTAAATGCTGGGCTGAATTGAATATTGCCTTAAGGCACTCAGCACCTACAGCCTTTAAACAATCATTGGCATCCTTTTGTCCTTCAGGAAACTTGATTAGTCGTATGTCCTCCGTATCAAAACGCCTAGATATATCTTGTGCTAGCTTCTTGCCCGGCTCATCATTGTCTGTGGCTAAGTAAATGGTTTTATCTAAGAACTTATCATAACAATTGTTAAGCCAATCAAGATTATTATTAGTCTTACTGGCTCCATTAGGTACAGACACAGCAAAGGGGAATCCTGCTTGATGCCAGCACATAGTCTCCTCTTCTCCCTCACAGATAATAACCTTGTCGCTATCCTTGATAGAGTCTATATTATAAGGA